GTACCGGCGCAACTTCACTCGCATTTCCCTGTCCCCGGTTCCCAATTTAGAGAACGCAACAATTTACCGTCTGGTGGCCCGGTATCGGGCTGAAACGGATGGTGTAAATCTTTACAGGAGGTAACAGAAATGGCAATTAGCACCTACAAGGTCTTCCTTATGAAGAAGGGCACCGAGCCTGACACCTATGAAAAACTGGTTGACATTAAGGAGTTTCCTGATCTGGGCGGCGAGCCTGAAATGCTGGAAACTACCACGCTGTCTGACAATATGCAGACCTATATTGCCGGTATTCAGTCCCTCGATGGTCTGTCCTTTACCGCTAATTATGATATGACCGATTTTCAGAAGCTCAAGGCTCTGGAAGGTAAGACCGATAGTTACGCTGTCTGGTTTGGTGGTCAGGAGAGCGGCGGTGTTGTGACTCCCGATGGCTCTAACGGCAAGTTCGAGTTTGACGGTCAGTTGTCCGTCTATCCCGTGGGCGGCGGTGTGAATGAGGTTGTGGATATGAACATCTCCATTGCTCCTTCTACCCCGATCACTTTCTCTGCTGAGTAATCACAATCGGCCTGAATGATAAGGAGGATTTATCATGGCTAAGACACTGACAATTAAAGACCCCGTTTCCGGCGAGAGTTATACGCTGGAATACACCCGCAAAACCGTTGAGATCATGGAGAAGCAGGGCTTCATTGCGGACGATGTTGACCGCAAGCCCATGACCATGCTTCCTGCGCTGTTTGCTGGTGCGTTCCTTGCACACCACCGCTGGGTCAAGAAAGATGTGGTTGACCGCATTTATGCCCGTCTGCCCCGTAAAGACGAGCTTCTGCCTAAGCTGGTGGAGATGTATAACGAACCCATTCTGTCCCTCATGGAAGAGCCTGAGCAGAATGGTGATGACGAGGGAAACATGGACTGGACGGCGAACTGGTAAGCGGGTCGCTGTCCAGCAGACCGGGGGGCGGTGGCGGCAATCGCCCCGCTCCCCGTTTCGCTTACACGGAAAAGTTCTATCAGGTCTTTCCCTACTATCTTGCTATCGGAATGACCTACGAGCAGTTCTGGGAGAG